AGGTTACCTCCATTCCAGAAGGTATGATTGTGTACGGTTCATTTGCACACCCCGTACAGGTGTGTGTTTGATAAATTATATCGGAACAAAAGGTTCCTGATCTGTATAAAATATACCAGGACCAGTGTAGAAGAAGAAAGTAAAGTCTTCTCCTGCAGCAATGTAATTATCGGTGGTAATAGGTGCAGCTGCTGAAGATAATGCTGGAGTTAGTGTAGAAACTGCTTCTACCTCATTGGACATATTATCGTAAAAACCATCAGGATAATACGTACCCCAATAAGCCGTAGAAGTTGGTGAGAATCTATAATTGGAGTAGTAGGGATATTCCACTTCAATTCCAGGTTGGCCATTGACATTAGGTTGTACATATGCGCCATTCCAAGCTGGAATTGAAAGAGCATCTAGACTATAATTCTTCAACGTATTAGTGTTTACATTGGTTACACCAACATTAATAAACCATGCGTTCGCCAAAGTAGACGGTGGGGTCACATCCCTATAAGCACTATTCCTAGCTATAGGCATAGTACAATTAGGTATATGCTTCCATCGAACAGCACCTCTATGGCCTTTAAAAGCACGAGACAAATAGGTCATAAGGTTAGTTGGGCCAGAATTAAAAGTTTGATCTGTAACAGCTCCATCTGTTAATGCATACCCACTAAGTCTATTTGCGAAAGTCCCGTTTTCTGTAGTGCCATGAGCAGGTTGCAATCTAGTATAATACATAGTTGCCACCTTGGACGTAGCTCCGGTTGCCCCATTACAAGTTCTGGCACCAGTATACTCATAACGCTTAAGTAGAGGTCTAAAAGAGGAAATGGCTTCACCGAAGAAGACAGATTGCTTCTGATTGACTTCCACAGGTGTAAGAGACTCCCCAAATAACATGGCCATCTGACTAGATGATATGTTTGAAATACCAGATGTTGCTGTATACGGCATAGTTTCCAGAACAGTATAAGCATCATGTGGTACACTAACTTCAAAGTCATCTCCAGCTGCTATGAACACATTCATAGTGATTGGTTTAAGAGCATCAGGGGACACCAATGGATTCAGTACAGTAACATAAATCGTCCCATTAGAATATAGTTCTTGGTACGAGTAGATACCAGCAGGGGGTAGAGCATATCTATTAAATATATTATGATCTACTTCCTTGTAGGATCTAGTTTGTGCCCAAGGAACTACAAAACTAACATCAGTTTCACTGGATAGATCCACTATCTGCGAATAGGTTGTATTATAATTAGTACTAGAATAAGCGATACCATCAGGCTCATAAGTTATTCGGACTCTACCAGTATGATAAGGGGAGGCTACAAATTGAAATCTATATCTTAATGAACCACTCCAATATTTAAAAGGATAGGATGCAAAGGCTATAGAAGAGAAGATGTTTTCAGTCCATAATGTTTTAACACTGGATTTAGTAATAGCAGGTGTAACTTGAGCCCAGAATAGTTCATCATCTCTAACTAATACTGGATCCCAAACTATAGTCGAAAATAAAGTCTCTCTAGAAGTCATCATTTTGATACTGAGCTCGTCAAGACCATCAAGACCCATAAGAGCAGGTTCTATAGAAAGGGCCTGCTTAGGATCAAATGTTAGCTTAGTAATAGTCTCTGCTCCCACAACATTCGCTAGAGTTGAAAATGGTCTATTCTGTATTGGTTGGGAATCAGTAAGTACTATAGGTCTAGAGAATCCGAAGAATCTTGCTAATTTAGTAACTCCATTGGCTGCACCTTTAGCCATTGAAGCATAATCGCCGATAAGAGGAACACCTTCAAGTCTACCGGCAATATTAGCAACAACGGAAGATACACTAGATATCATTCCATCCTTAGCCTCATCGGGTGGTATAGTAACCTGCTGCATAGTCTTGAAATTGGAAGAAATTGTATCTTTCAATATAGAACCAGCATTGGAAAAATTATTCTTAGGTTTAGATACACCCTTGCGTTTCTTAGACTTAGATGCAGCTACATAGTGTCCACTAGCAGCAACAAGGGAGTTAGTAGGGATGACAAGTTCAACGTCGGATGCCCAAGCAAAGACAGTGTATGAGAGAGATGTAGCAGCAGTTACAGATACAGCTTGAAGGATATCACTACTCTGGAAATGAAGATCTCCCAAGTCGTCTGTAAGAAAATTACCAATAAAGGGATTGTACATCTGTTTAGTTGTAATGTAGTTATCAGGTTTTATGAATGGTAAAACCATCTCAACAGGTGTCTGTTGAGAAGGGTCCACAGTCACATGAGGTAACATAGAAAGTCGCATCAATGTTGATGTGGTGCCTCCTAAACCTAAGCTCCAGTAATCTGAAAAGTAGGGTAAAGGCTGATAACCAATAAACAGTCGGGAATAATGAAAAGGAGTGCCATTTAGCACAATTCTTACATGTAGATTAGCTCTCATCATATGATAGTTATCTAATTTCCGAAGTACAGCGGGATTGTTGAAATACAGACCCCAAGGTTTAATAGTGAAGGCTAAATTGGTATTGATGTCCCACTCACCGACATGAATCGGTATAGGTCTCGAAAAGAAATCAATAAGTGAAGCATCAGTAAAGCTCTCAAAATGCATAGTATCATCATTTCCAGAAGGAATAGATAATTCCAGCACCGGATTGTAGTCGACAAAGCCGATAGTCCCTTCCTTTTGGTCAACTAGGCTTGTCTTTGTTTCTTCATGGAATATTGTATCACGCACAATATCTCCATCGCTAATCTGATCTGGATCAGAATTTTGTATGGGTTGCCCCAAATTTGGATTGTTGATGTTTGAAAGTGTTATGTTTAATCTCACACCATTCGGAATCACACTCAAGTTTCCGAATATAGTGCTGCCTTTCGGCACGAGGGGTTGTATTAGCCTTTGTAAATTGAAGTTTGATGATGGCACACAATACAATATAGGATCACTCAGAATCCTCCATCTTTCCATAATATCCCTTCGCTGCTCTCCCCTTTTTCTGAGCATTTGAACGTGATAAATATTATGAGCTTCTATGATTCCCTTGGGCACAAACCGTTATGAGCTTAACGGCGATTTATGGGCTTACTCATCATCCATGTCGACCTCTACGACAGGATTATACATACTATCATATATCTGATAATATGTCTTCATTCTACCATTCATATAGTATGACAGATGGTGTTTTTTGATCATATATTCAATCCACAGCGAATTCTCTTGAAATACTTCTTCTCCATAGTGGACAGATTCCCATTGGTAATTCATTAACACTTCGACGGAATGTTGAAGATCGTTGAGAGTCTCTCCTACTCTCCAACTCATGCTTTTGACACACGATTTCACTTCAAGAGGAGCAAGATAGAGATCTCCGCCTGCATGATAAATAAATCTTCTTTTCAAAAAGGACATTTCATCAAATGGAACATTATCTACAACTTCCATCTCTTTATCTGCTGGTGTATAGGTAATATCGTAACGATTGAAGAATTCAGTCATGAATGATTGAGTGAATCGTGGACGCTCCGGTGATACTGCTGCTATATTATCATCGCCATAGGTAAGTAACTTAACATATTTCTTAAAGGTAGCGACATCATAATTAGCATCAGCATAAGCCATTCTAACCAATAGACTATTCGCAATACTATTGAATATAACCGTTAACATATGACCAGAAGCATGTCCTTTATAAAAATTGACAATATCCCCATCCCAATTGGTAAGGTGATATATTGTATCCATGAGATAAGTTTCAATAATAGTTAAATGGTGCTCCTGGTAACCGCCCTCTTTACACAATCTCAAAATAACGAAAGCAGTGTAATATAGAACAACGAAAGGTATATCTATATCATAGCGCGCATAATCTCCATTTATGTGATGATCACTAAAATTGAGATATCTAGCAAAACCAGTCCAGTCTCTACTGGATGCATTGCAACCGGCGGCTAATTCAAATACTAAATTGTTTTCTTGTATGATTTTGACTAATGGTAACAGATATTGTCTACCGATTATAGTACAACTAACAGGGGCTGCAAAGAAACATCTATTCTTTCCTGCCTTAAATTTAGTTAGGGATACTACCTCATCTTTGAGACTTGCATTAAATATAGGATGTACCATCTCAGAATTACTGTAACACTGTTTGATTCTATTTACTTCATCTCGCAATTTCTCACCCATAGCATATCGCAAACTTCCGTCCTGATTTTCTCGTGATTCAAAATAAGCTGATTTGACTCCTGGAAAACCAAAGCCACCACTTGTATTCATATTGAGACCATCAATGAAGCGAACACCGTCTTGTCCGTTAATGGCATCTTGATAAGATAATTTCCTCAATGGGGTAATAACCGATTTGACATCTTGGAAATACTGTTCAGCTACGCAAGCAACAAGATCTTCTGGAATAGTTTGAAGGTCTCTACTCTTATTGCTAAATGCATAAGCAGCAGCATCATACCAACCAGTAGGTTTATTCCCTTTAGAAAGATCAGGGGCACAATGATTGGTAGGTCCAAACCTCTCGACTACGTCATCAAATAATATAGTCTTACGAACCCTTGACTTATTATGGGCCAGGGGAACATTCAAACTAGTGATGTAATTGAATTTATTGATGTCTTGATCTGCCCAATTCACTCTGCTCTTACTATGCAAAGCAACCTCAGTATAATTATCATATGAGATTGTACCAGACTTACATGCAGTAACATAAACAAACTTCTTATTGAGAAATTTGATTGCCTTATCTATATCATCATTCACCACGTCAAGGATCATAGTTTCAATTCCAATAAGGGCAGCGACAACAATTCCAGATATGAAAACTCCACCATTATTATTATTAATCATAAAAGAAGTTCCACAGTTTCCCTGAAAACCTGGATGTTGCACACAGTAACCCCGGGAAGTACGAGTGATAGAACTATCTGTATTTGTATACCTATAGGATTCCCTATATACCGCCGATAAATCAATACTTCTAGTATCTGAGCTTATCAAGTCGCCCTTGCAATGCTGATTATAGGGTACTTTGAGAAAGTACTTGCTCAAATCCTTACCAGGTCTAAATTTCAGTAAATTGAAAAATACAAGATCCTTTGTTGCATGGAAAAACATGCATTCGCGATTAAGGATGTATGTAACATATTCTTTACTAGCATCATAAGGGGAAATAGCAATCTTCCATTGTCCATCGAGTGCTTCTACATCAAAAACATGCTTCACTGTAACATAAAGTTGGGCTTTAATATTAAGTGCATAAACTTGAACAACATTACCAGGGGTATGAATTAATACTTTCCTAGTGGCTAATTTTATCTTATCAGCCAGAATATCAGATTCAATTTGTCTACCGGGATGAGTATGAGGGATAGTTGATGGAGGTGTTTTATAGACCCAAGGATTATCAGGTGGTTTAGGAGGCATTGCTTCATCAGGATCATATTCTTTCCCAGCGGTTAGATATGTCTTAACTACATTATATTGTGCATAAATCAAAACAATATAATACAATAATGCCCCAAATAGGATAATATGACCTCCATACTTACTCGAAAAACTCTCCTCAACAATGTGATTATGATTGGATGGATAAAAAACACTTAGATAATAATTACATGGATCCTTGGTTATCTTTCTAACAGTATCATATCTATGTACAGCATCTGTAGCATAGAAATAATATAGCATCGTAACATGGAAATAAATAGTATACATATTCAAGCAATTATCCCAATAATCCTCCCAAAGACTTATGGCTAAACGTTTAAATATATAAGGCACAAACATAATCTTGGCTATATGAAAACGGTTAAGCGCAGCTGGTACCAATGGTGGCAGATCACTTGCGTTTTTACATATAGAACACTCACTAAGGGGTATCTGATGTTCGCATAAGTTCATATCAGGATCAGTATTAGCAAGATTTTGCTTGGCTCTAATATTATACAAGTTAACAGCATCACGAAACCAACAATATAATTTCTCTCTTGTATCAAATTCGCCTACAATCTTCGTCTGCTGACCATGAACTCCCTTATTAGAAGTAGGTATATACTTATGTACAATAAAATTATGTACCTGCGGTTTCTCAATACCCGTTAATTTAGTATATGCAGCAACCTTCTCAGTATCAAGAGTTTCAGTAGAATTGCCATTCAAATCTTCTACACAAAATTCAGGCTTTACCTTAAAATGCACAAGATTATCAAATCTCCTCCATACGGCTTCAGGAGTGCTTACAAACTTTTGAGCATTGAAGTACATTGAATTAGAAGTAGTCATAACGAATTTAGACACAAAATACGCCTTACCTTTCTCTTCAACACTGGCTTGGGGAGTACTAAATGGGGCAGTATTGATCATACCAATAAATTCAGTCAACGATTTATCATCATGTGCCTTGTCTGGATTACACGCGCCCAGATCATCCAAGACTGTAACAACACAATTTCTAGTATAACCAGACCAAAAGGATTCATTAGTATTACGATAATAAACATTACCACTCTTATCAAACGGATACTTGCATAATTGGCAAAACATGGTAGCAAGTTTTCTCACCTCAGAACTCTTACCGACACCTACTCCACCGAAAATTCCTATACACATAGGAACCTGACGGTTCTTAGAATTCTCCTCCAATTGTGTCATCTTGCTATTAAGAATCTTCAATCTACCTACCTCTTGCTTGACAAGTGTCAATAATTTCGTTAAAGAGTTATCAACTTGTACAATATTCAATAGCAACTCCCCATCATTAAGGCATTTCTGCAATCTTTCAGCAAAAACTACATCATTAATTCTATCAGGAGTAGCCTCTATCAAATCGCCAGTTCGTTTGGGGAACATGTCTGTTAGATAAGAGACTTCATTGAAAAATGAGGAATATTTAGTAGATACTAGGTCCGTTACTCTCCCAGTACTTAGGAAAGTTGGTCCATTGGTTATCAGCATATCCATAGAATCTATTAATAGATCTACTATTGAAAATACAGATTCCTTAGCAATCTTGTTCATCATGTATTTATTTAACTGTTCATGTAAAGAGGAATGAATAGTGACGTTTGTTAAACTCTGAAATGGATCAACTAAAATAATACATAAAAATTTGATAATGTTCTGCCCCAGAGGAGACGACGCAAGTATCCTCGCATTATCAATTGGTCCCGCGGCCGCATGGTACTGAACTAATTGTCTATCATAGTCAATTAGTACCGCCGCAAGCTTGTCACCCAAGCTTTCAACTAAAGAGATATCCTTCCCCGATAATACCTTATTTAATATTTTAACAAATTTGAGCCCTGAAGCGCACATGTTAATTTGTGATGTAGTGTCAAATGTAAGACACACAAGAAGTATATCTTCCAAATTGTTTACTGCATCTTTTGGTAAGAAAGCCGCCAATTTCTTAAGGGCGTTATGACGATTGGGGTTAAAGTCCACAGAGTTAATTCTAGTAGATAGAACCAAATCTGAACTCATGGTGACGTTACCGTCGTAACTAATTCCTTCTATGTACAAACTTTGAGCAAAGTTTACATTAGGATTGTAAAATAGTTTTCTAATTCTCCAAATTAGAGTTCTTCCCATATTACATACTGCGCCTGTTATGTAATATAGCGCGTTGGTTACTGCAGCCATACAGATCTTATAAGTGTTTACTATTAAAATAAAAATTCCCATTTCTGTAGCGGTTTAAAGGGGGTGTTTCATCTTCAACGGCAAAGTCCTCCTGTGTGAGAGTTAAGTCTACTTCTATCAGGTAGCGAAGCAGAAGATAGTTGACACAGTGGCATACGCTGAATTTAAACGTTGAGCTTACAATAAAAAACTAACACTTGGGGTCTTGTCTTACAGAAAGTGATCCGAACGTCGGGGTAATTCGGTCGCACGGGCTTGCTAGGCTCCGTGTCTGTGATATAAATAACTTACCACTATTATAAACGAGTATATGGTTCTCAAGTCATAATAAGTTACATATATCCAAGTCCTTGACGTGATACAGGATGATATCGTAGTTAGTACATCACTTCAAATATAATTCCGTTAATATGGTCATGGATTTATATTGAAGGCAAGGAAGGTTGCTAAGCTTCCCGGTACTTTCTATGAGGATAGTCCCTCCGGACGTAATGATGGTGTAGGAGTGGAGAATGGAAGAGTTAAATAAATAAATAAATAAGTATGTGGATAAATATGAATAAATAAATAAATAGATAAATATTTGAATAAATAGATCAATATATAAATAAAGGCTGATGAATTAAGTATAAATACTTAAACGAAAAGTTGCGTCTCCATAATTAATAATCATATAGAAGACTAACCGGGGGTTAGATTTAATTCTGTAGGAATAATAAATATAGAAATCTATGGTAATACATTAAGTGAAAACTAACCGGGGGTTAGATTTAATCCACTGAATAAATAACCATAAACAAAAGTATTTTACGGTCATAGCGTAATCACACCAAGTAGTCGTCTACTCACTTGATCAGATGGTGAAGAGTTTAGAGGATGGATTAGGATTAATTAAATTAATCCAAGAAATGTGGGTGATGTAGGGGTTTATATGGACACTAATGTGCCCAATGAAGGTCCTAGCTCCATGACATCTATTAGTCGTCTACTAAACAGATCGGGGGGTGAAAGAGACATTTACGGGGGGGGGGTTTGTGGACTCAAATAAGCCCGATGGTAACATATA